GATTCTTGAATACAACGGTGCCGGGATTCGATTTAGGGGTTCGAATTACAACATGACTGTTGGGGGGTATGCTACCAACTATGGCGCTGAAATTGACATACAAGGGGCAACATATGCTACCGACCCGGGGACACTGATATTCCGTGCTGGAACTGCCGCAACCACGCCTCAAGTTGAACGGATGCGGATAGCAAGCACCGGCAACGTCGGCATCGGATCGACCGTCCCGCAGGCCAATCTGGATGTGGAAGGGAGCGTATATTTCGGCAACGGGAATATTGGCGTGGGGTCCAGCGTGCCGTCGCAGAAGGTCGATGTGGTGGGCACGGTCAAGGCGACAGCGTTCATCGGTGACGGGTCGGGGCTGACCGGCCTACCGGCCAACAGCGGCTGGACGCGTACCGGCACGAACGTGTACGTGACGACATCAACGGATAATGTTGGGATCGGGTCTAGCGTCCCGCAGCAGAAACTGGACGTTCAAGGGACAGCATATTTCAACGGCAACGTCGGGATTGGCAGCGCCGCTCCCGGCACCTCTTTAACTGTCCAAGGTTCCGGCAGTGCGGATCCGCTTGATGTGATGTCTGCTTCCGGCAGCTCCATGTTACGTGTGGCGACCAATGGATTCATTGGCCTTGGTACGAGTAGTCCACAACGCCAAGTCCATGTCCAATTCAGCAATTCTTCCGCTCCGACTATTTTTCTGGCTAATAACACGGACACCACGGATGACAATGGCGCTGGTTTGGTAGTTCTAAAGGGCAACAGCACCGGAGCGGGCGCTGCCACGTTAAAAGACAGTTCGGGTATTTATGCGCGCATCAAGGATCATAACAATACAACTTTTGGGAGCGATCTCCGTTTCTTCACTTCAAGTAATGGCACGTTCGCGGAACGCATGCGATTGAATAGTCTGGGTCATTTAGGCTTATACAACACGACCGCGGCACAAGTTTTTGTTGTCCAAGGTCCTTCCGGCGGCTCTGAAGACTTATTTAACGTGGCAGCTTCATCTGGCACCTCGTTCTTATATGTTACCCTGGCCGGCAACATTGGGATCAATTCAACAATCCCGCAGGCCAAGCTTGACGTGGAAGGGAGCACTTACTTCGGCAACGGCAACATCGGTGTTGGCTCCAGCGCGCCGTCGCAGAAGGTCGATGTCCTGGGCACGGTCAAGGCGACCGCGTTCATTGGCGACGGTTCCGGGCTGTCGGGCATCTCAGGCTCGATCTCGGGGCTGAATACCGGATACATCCCGAAGGCATCTTCCTCCACGACCATCAACGACTCCGCCATCTACCAGAACGGCTCCAACATTGGCATCGGGACGACGGCAGTTTCAAGCACCCTGACTGTAGCTGCAACGGGAGGAGACGGAACTAACAACGGCATTCGGGTTGTAGACACCGGCGGTTACCACGCACATATAACTCTTCAAGACCTGGACGCAGGCGGGAATTCCTGGCAATTAAAATCAAATGGTAGTGGTAATACTGCACCTGCGGGATCGTTCTCGATTTCGAAAATCGCCGGCGGTGACCCTCTCACTATTTTAGACAACGGCAACGTCGGCATCGGGACTACTACACCGGGAAAGACATTGGATGTTAATGGAGACATTAGGATTCCGGTCGCAAATAAAGTCTATCTCGTAAATTCCAGTGATGCCTACTATTTGAATTACAACAACTGGTATGGCGGGACTAGCGGAAATATGACGATAACCAATTGGGATACGGGTGGAATAGCATTAATTGCTGGCGGATCCAATCGGTTACAGATCTTAAACAACGGCAATGTGGGCATCGGGACGATCGCGCCGCAGGCCAAGCTGGATGTGGAGGGGAGCGCGTACTTCGGGAACGGCAACATCGGTGTGGGTTCGAGCGCGCCGGTGAACCTGCTGGATGTGACTGGCACGGGTGGCGCTGCGGGTATCCATCTTAACGATGCGGTCCCGGCTTCGACCAACATGGCGCTCTACAACGAGTCCGGCACGCTCAAGTGGAACGGCACGGCCCTGGCCACCGGCGCCAGCGTGAGCGGCACGCCGGGTTACGTCGCCAGGTTCACGGGCACGAGCTCGCTGGGCGACTCCGCGATCTACCAGAACGCCGGGGGTAACCTCGGCATCGGCTCAACCGCGCCGGCTCAGAAACTGGATGTGCTCGGGAACATCTATGTCAACGGCAACGTCGGCATCGGGACGACGGCGCTGGGGGCGTTGTTGCAAGTTGGCAACAATACGACGGCGGCATCCGGTGGTATTCAATTTGGCACCGATACAACTTTGTATCGCATGGCAGCAGGTAGCCTTGCAACTGGAAATAATTTTTATGCTGCTAATGTTCTCTATGCCGGCCCAGGCACGGTGACCTGGCCCTCAATCAGTTTTGGTAGTAACCCCCAGACAGGGATTTATAATCCAGCAGCAAATAATATTGGTTTTTCCATTAATACTGCAGAGAAGGTCAGGATTGACAGCACCGGCAACGTCGGGATCGGGTCGACCGCGCCGTTTTCAAAGCTGGATTTGGTGGGTACGGGCACGACATCCGCAACAAACGCGCTCGTCATCCGCGATTCCACCAGCGCTGCGAAAGTGACGGTCCTGGACAACGGCAACGTCGGCATTGGGACGGTGGCTCCTGCTTATAAAATTGATGTTCAAGGTTCTTTCCGGGTTTTAGGCACTGACCCCGGCGGCGCAGGACCTTACTACATAATCAATAATACCTATGCTACTGATGCGCACCACCCGAGTAGTAACGGCAATTATTTGTCAACCAACCTGGCTCTGCAGGCAGGTCATTTCCAGGGACTCGGACACACGATGCAGGCTTCAGGATCCGGAAGTCCAGTTCTGACCGTTCTCGGATATCAGGGTTATAACCCAACGATGGAGATGTTGAGACTTGATGTCAGCAACTGGGGAGCTGGCAATATTGGACTGCTGACCTTCTATGATTCGGCTACCGTCAAGATGGGTACTCAAATCTCCGCTTATAAAGACAGTTCGGGTACGGGTTATGGACTGTCGTTTTGGAGCAATCCTTCAAATTCCGTTACCGAAAGGATGCGTATAGATAAGGCCGGCAACGTCGGGATCAACTCGACTGTCCCGCAGGCCAAGCTGGATGTGGAGGGCTCGGCTTACTTCGGCAATGGGAATATTGGTGTGGGCTCGAGCGCGCCATCGCAGAAGGTCGACGTCCTGGGCACGGTCAAGGCGACCGCGTTCATCGGCGACGGGTCAGGGCTCACTGGCATCTCGGGTTCGATCAGCGGCTTGAATAGCGGGTACATCTCGAAATCTTCCTCCGCGAACACTATCAACGACTCCGCGATCTACCAGAACGGCTCCAACATCGGCATCGGGACGACGAATCCTTATACTAAGTTTTCAAATCTATCATTCAATGTAACGGATCAGGGCGGCACTGGGGTTGATGCTAATGGTTTATTGTGGGGAACAGGTGGTGTAACTTATGCTGCAGTTATTAATAATTCTGCCTCCACTTATGGACGAGGTTTATTAGTCAAGACCACTGATAGTGCCGGCACTGAACCTATTTTGACTTTGAATTCCGCAAGTACGGACAGGTTTGCTGTTCTAGGCAACGGCAACGTTGGCATCGGGTCGACCGCGCCGCAGGCGAAGCTGGATCTCGAAGGCAGCGCATATTTCGGGAATGGCAACATTGGCGTTGGCTCTAGCGCGCCGTCGCAGAAGGTCGATGTCCTTGGCACGGTCAAGGCGACCGCGTTCATTGGCGATGGGTCAGGTATCACCGGCATCACGGGCACCACGCAGTGGATCACCAACGGTACAAGCATCTACTACAACACCGGCAACGTGGGGATCGGCACAACCGGCCCGGTTGACACGTTTTCCATTGGAACGGCCCCTGTTGCCAGTGACACCCACGCCCTGATTAATCTGAGCAATACGGCCCTTTCCGGGGCCTCGGCCAACGGAACGTATCTGGGCGCCAACCCCGCCGCTTTTACCGGGAATCTGGTGGACCTGCAGATTGGTGGGAACCGAAGGTTCGGGATAGGCGGCACCAATAACGGCTTTTTATATTTGGGGACCTCGACCGGGATCCAGATCGGGAACAACGGCATTTTCTCGCAGCAGAGCGGGCTCAATAATGGCGCGGCCACGACCTGGTGGAGTTTCACGAATCAGGAGGGCACCTGGATCGACAACGGAAACTATGCCCAGAGCTATGTGGCCGTATATCCGACCTATAATCCGGGTGGCGATGCCTCAACCAGCATCAAAGCCCTGAAGTCCAGCCCGGCTTTTAGCCCCAGTCTCGCGAGCACTATCACGGGCCAGTGGATTTCCATTAGCGCTGAGGGGACCTTCGGAAATGGTGCGAATGCGACCTACAATACGGCCAGTCCCATGGTGGGCCTGCAAGTGGCGCCTGTGATCAATGTGAATGCCTCATCAACGGGCGGATATACCGGGATTCTGGAAAATGTCACGGAAACCAGTGTCTCTGCCACAGGGGCCCGGCTGCTCCTGG